CAATGTGTATCAACAACACATAAACTCGATACAGAGTTACCAGTATTCGTGGGAATCGATATGGCGTTACGCCACGACACGATTGCCGTAGTGACGGTGCAGCAACAAGATCAAGTTTATGTGATGGACGCAAAGATTTGGCAACCCGAACTTGAAGGCGTAGATGTTATTGATGTTGAATTGTATTTGCGTGAACTACATAACACTTATACGGTACGAGAGTTCGCTTATGACCCTGCGTTCTTTCAACGATCAGCAGAAGCCTTGTCTGATGACGGACTGAACATGGTGGAGTTTGGGCAATCAGCAGCACGAATGATCCCTGCGTGCGGTAACGCCTACGAAATGATTATTAACAAAAAAGTTGTTCACGATGGTTCACCAACTTTCACAGATCAAGTTCTTTCAGCAGCGCAAAGAATGACTGACACAGGTTGGCGTTTATCTAAAGGCAAATCTAGGCGCAAGATAGATGCCTGTATTGCTATGGTTATGGCATTAGATCGAGCGACAAGCAAACCACAAACACAAGCAACACCAACAGTATTGGACATTTGGACATGAACAAAAAAGAAATGATTACAACAGCAATAGAAATCGTGGGTGGCATTTTGATTGTTGTCGGGATCGGCTGTTTCAATGTTCCCGTTAGTGTTATTGTTGCAGGCGTTCTTATGGTTATCGGTGGAGGCTTGGCAGCATGAGTTTATGGAAACGGACTGAACAGCGTGCTTTGCCTACAAGCATTGACCCATACCAGATAACTGCACGCCCATTTTTCAATAACTGGTCAGGCGAAATCGTTACCGAAACATCAGCGTTCGCACACAGCGCAGTTCTTGCTGCTGTAAGTATCCTTGCTGATTCGGTTGCGTCTATGCCGATTGAGGTGGTGCGTAATCGTGGTGGAAAAATTGAGAATGTGCCAACACCATCTGTGTTGCTGAAACCGAATGACAGACAAACAATGTTTGATTTTATTCATCAAACAATGCTTACCCTCACCATTCATGGCAACGCATACATTTATGCACCAAGAGGTTCAAACGGTTTCCCTGTAGAAATGCGCAACATCCATCCCAACGCAATCAAAAATATAACTGACACAGATACAAGCGAAACTTTTTATCAAATAGGTAAAGAACAATTTTCATCTGATGACATCATTGCTATTCATTGGATGATTCTGCCGAACTACAAAAAAGGTTTGTCACCTTTAGAAACTATGCGCAACACAATCGGCATGGGTCTTGCAATGGATAGGTTCTTGTCACAGTTTTACGGTGAAGGCGCAACACCATCATCAGTATTGGAAACAGATCAATCAATAACCCCTGAACAAGCGAAACAGATTCGTGATAATTGGGAAGAAGCACACTACAAACATCGCAAACCTGCCGTACTTCAAGGTGGATTGAAATGGCGTTCAGTAACAACAAGTGCAGCCGATATGCAAATGTTGGAACATAAAGAGTCAATCATTCGTGACATCGCCCGTGTTTACCGTATCCCGTTGCATTTGATCATTGGTACTGGTGGCGATTCGCAGACCTACCAAAACTTGGAGGCGTTAGGTTCAGCGTTTTACAAATATACTTTGCTTGGATGGGTGCGCCGTTTAGAAGAATCTATTTCGAGCAGACTGCCCATAGATACATACATCAAGTTTAATGCTGATGAGTTCTTGCGTGCTGATCTCACAACCCGTGTCAAGGCGCAGCAAATACAAATCATGTCGGGAACGATGACACCGAACGAAGCTCGTGAAATAGAAAACTATGAACCGTATGAAGGTGGCGATCAGTTTGTTATGGGCTTGGCTGGAACTGCGATTGCAGGTATTGAGGGTGGAGAACTTCCAACATTGGGTACAGATCCGAAACCACCAGTGAGGTAAGCCATGAAATCCGTATCGGTCACAGTAACTACTTCACCAACATTAATTGTTGCAGCAGATAACTTGCCTCGTACCTGCTATTTGCACTCAACAAGTGGAAGCACATATCTTGGTGATAGTGCAGTTACGACAACAAGTGGTTTGCATCTGCCAAATAACCAAACGATAACGATTCAAGTTCCATTTGGTGAAACTCTTTACGGCATTACCAACACAGGCACAACGAATGTTCGTTTGCTAACACCAGATGTAGATTGATTTATGCCATACGGAATATCTGCTACGCAACCTGATTGTTCTACTTGGGCAACAGTAAAAAGTTATGGCAACATCACAGAAACAATTACTTGTCATACAACAAAACAAGATGCCATAGATCAAATGGTGGCGTTATCACTCGCAGAAAATCTTGAACCATTAGGTGAAGTGCGTATTGGTGGTGCAGAGGAAGTCTTGATTGTCGATATTGATGACACCCTGCTTCAAAATGGTGTGCAGCCAATACAAAAAGTTATTGACTATGTGAACAACGATTACCCTGAATACTTGGTAGTCATTGTTACGGGCAGACTAGAAACAGATCGTGAAGCAACTGTTGCTGCCCTGTTGGATGCTGGCGTTCAATATGACCGTTTAATTATGAAGCAAGATGAAGCACTTGATAACGCAGAATATAAAAAGAGTGTGGCAGAGGAATTGATTGCTGACGGAAAAACCATTGACAAAGCGATAGATAATGATTCTGCTGCCCGTGACGCATATACACAATTAGGTATTGAAGTCGTTGATCCATACGAACTTGATATGGCAGATGAACCAATAGAAAATAGTTTGCGTGCTATCAACTTGAAGCCACCTGCCTTTATGCGTGAGAACGCCAAAAGAGGATTGAGATTGCATGAGGAAGGTTTTAGTGGTGATGGATTACAACCACAAACGGTTGAGGATGCACGCAAAATGGTTTCAGGTGTTGTCACAGAACAAAAGTGGCGCAAAATTGGTGCATGGATCGCACGACATATGAGCGATTTAGATGCCGTTGAGGGTGACGAAATTACTGGTGGTCTTGTAGCAATGTTGCTGTGGGGTGGTGGCTCAACTAAATCTGAAGCAAAAAGAACTATGGATTATGCTTACGGTATTGTTGAAAGATTAGACGCTATGGAAACAAACTCTAGAAGCAAGTATGATTGGCAAATTATGACTGACACTATGCAATGGGTAGCAACCGACATTAATGAGAAGCGTAGTATTGCGTATTCTAATTTAGAGTTGCGTGCAGAGTCAGACGGCAACACGATTGTCGGTTACGCAGCAATTTGGGATTCTCCTTCAGAGCCAATGCCATTCATTGAGTATGTGAAGCGTGGCGCATTTTCTAAAACTTTGAATGATGGCGCAGATGTTCGATTGCTTGTAGATCACGAAGGCGTACCACTAGCACGCACAAAGTCAGGAACAATGACATTGATTGAGGATGAGCGTGGTTTGCGTATGGAAGCCAAACTTGATCCAATGAACCCTGACGCTGCACGCATCATTTCTGCTATGAAGCGTGGCGATCTGTCACAAATGTCTTTTGCTTTTCGTACCGTAAAAGATAATTGGAACTCTGACCGTAGCGTTAGAGAGCTGCGTGAAGTCCAGTTGTTTGATGTTTCCGTTGTAACTTTCCCTGCGTATGAAGAAACTGTTGCAGAGTTGCGAAGCAAAAATGTCTGTGTTACAGTTCCCGTTACTACTGGCGTGCTTTTGCGTAAACAGCAAATCGCATTACAGAAGTATCGCAGCCGTTAGTCAGCCGACCCTAGAACGGGTCACTACCTCTAACACTCGTCAAACCATAAACCGATTTGACCATTGGAGGTCATAATGTCATTCAGTAACACACTTATCGAAAAGCGTGACGCTGCACTAGCAAAGGCAGAAGCCATTGTTGCAGTAGCACAAGCAGAAGCCCGTGAACTTTCACCAGAACAAGACGCAGAAATTGCTGCATCACTTGATGAAGTTCGTTCATTGGATGAGCAAATCAAAACGCACAGCGAACTTGAAAAGCGTTCGGCAGAAGCAGCAGAACTTCGCAAAGAAAAGAAGTTTGATGTTGCAGTAGCACCAACAGTAGTGAAGTCAGAAGCACGCACCTACAGCCCAAAGGCTGAAACCTCGTTTCTTGCTGACGCTTACGCTGCACAGTTCAACAACGACTACGCTGCGAAAGATCGTCTTGCTCGTCACATGAACGAAGAAAAGATTGAACGCCGTGATGTAACCAGCGCAAACTTTGCTGGTTTGGTTGTTCCACAATTCCTCACCGAATTGGCTGCACCGTTCGCCCGTGCAGGACGCCCATTCTTGGAAGTGGCACGCAAGCATCAACTACCTGATTCTGGTTTAGTTATCAGCATCAGCAAGGTCACAACTGGTTCAAGCACAGCAGTTCAAACTGAAGGTGCAGCAGTTTCTGAAACCAACATGGATGACACGAAACTCGATGTTTCGGTTGTTACCGTTGCAGGTCAGCAGAATGTAAGCCGTCAGGCTCTTGAGCGTGGCACAAACATCGATTCGCTAGTAATGGCTGATCTTGTTTCTGCTTACCACACAAACCTCGACTCGTTGTTTGTTACTACA